ACGTCATGAATTCTTCCAATCTCACCGGCATATTGCTTACCATATGCAGTAACATTTTGGAATTCAGCGTCATCACGAATACCACGTGCATGGTGAGGATGAATGAAAGTGACATAGTAGTCATTTTCATACTTACCAGCGTCATTAGTAGCTAGTACCTCAACAGCGTCCTTGATAGCTGCTGAATCAATAAGGTCTCCATCAGCAAGTTCAGCCTGACTGTCTTTTCCATCAGCATAAACAACCTGTGTACAGTCTAAAACAGTGTCTCTTAACTCAGAATCGACTACTTTAGCATAGTCTTTACCAAGTAATTTAGCAGCAGATGACATTACGTCATCAAAGCTAGCCTGTAGAGTAAGCTCAGAAACGGAGATTGCGTTACCATACTCTTTTACCTTAATCTCCTTCTGACTGGATGTCATTCCCTGAGTATCCATAGGGGATTCCTCATCAAGTTCCCCACCTAAATCTAAGTTATCATAAGTGGTCATCTGGATAGTAAGACCCGGCTGAACAGTTAGGTCTTGCTTCTTAACCGCAAACTGTTCAAATCTCATAACCGGTTGTGCTTGAAATTCAATTTCCCTCGAATATACATCTAATATAGTGTTATTAATTCCGCCATCAGTAAATAAAGTATCTCCATCTTCGCCATAAGGCATAAATTAACTCCTCCTTTTAATTATTTAACCGAGCTGTCCATTTTTTGCTTTTTCAATCAGCTCTTGTCTTCTATTTTTGTACTCATCTAAACTCATATTTTTAACATCACTGGACGATAGCTCGCTAGGAGTATCAATTGATGGATTAGTAGTTCTTGCAGTCTGTCTTGGCTTACTATTTTTCTTTTCAGCCTGAGCTTTTTCCTTAATATGCTCAAATTCCTGTTTAGCAATTTCAATAGACTGGTCAATGGCTTCTTTGGAGTCGCCACTTACTAATCCTTCTACTAAATCATTGCCTTCATCACGGACTTCCCTAATTCTACGTTCCTTATAAGCTTGAAGTTCTGCTTGTTTCTTCTCTTGCAGAGTTTTTTGCTTATCTTCTTCGTATGTCTTAGTTAAGTCCGAAATCTGGCTCTTTAGTTCATTAATTTCCTCCTGAGCTTTATCCAGTTCAGACATTTCCTCTTCTTTTTTACCTTCAAGAGCATCCTTCAGCTCTTTCTTTTCCTGTTCAAGTTCATCAACAGTACTTTCAAGTTCTCTAATCTGTTCATTCCTCTTTTCCAATGTGTTATACATTTTGTCTTTTTCCTGACTACGTGCTTTTTCCAAGAGGCTCTGGACTTCTGGGTGGTTAATAATCTCTTCAGTACTCATTTGAGCCTGACGAGAATTTGGGGAACCCTGATTTCCTTCGTTAGTCTCTTGGTTGTTAGTCTCCGGATTACCTTGTTGATTATTGTTAGTAGGTTCTGTGTTTTGGGCTTGTTTTTCTTCTGGCATAATTTTTTATTCCTCCTTATTAGTATTAGGTTACAATAATGGACTGTAACCCAGTGAAAACAGTAATTTAATGTAATACATTGCTCTGGGATGTGGCATATTTGGTGCATTTTCTAATCTATATACACCTTTTTCACTTATTCCCTCTTTTTGACATTTCTCAGTTAAAAGAAAGTCCGGAGTCCTATCTGCTAGTTCTTTACAAGCAGATGAAGATTGCTCTACTTTCACAATCTTGATATGCTGAACTCCTGACAAGTCACAAATCTTTAAAGTTGTATTATGATAAAAACGAGTCTGCTCCCCTGTTAAAATGCTATCTCCGGAGTTAAATAACCTTCCACCGGGTACTGGCATTTCGCTGTACACTTTTTCATATATTCTTTTAGATAAAATTTCTTTATCAATATCGTATTCAGGTATTGTATCAATTTCTCTATGAATGTTCTTAATTGTTTTGTTTTGTAAATCAATTATCCGGTCTAGAGTAGTTTTTCCATAATAAGTTTCCTCTAGTACGGACTCTTCGTAATTCTTTACCCGCTTTCTAAAATCGGCGGGGAGAGAAAAGGGAGCTTCCTCGTTGTAGTGCTTCAGCGTCTCTTCAATAGTCTCATTGATAGCGTCTTTTAGTACCTCAGTAAATAGTTTCATTAAGTCCTGAATATAGTTTTCCATTCTCTGGCGTGTATCGTCTAAAGAAGAATGGGTTACAATTTTATCTATATCTTCTTCAGCCTCTCGGCATATTTGGTACCATCTTTTCCTTCTTTTATCTATATTATTCGCTAGCGGATGAATCATTTGGATTCACCTGCTCTTCGGCTCCTAGTTGACCTCCTATATTAAGGTTAAGAGCGTCAGCTAATTCCTGATACGAGTCAAAGTCCTCATACTGACCGTCATAGATTAAGTTTTCAATTTGTTTATTTTCAGCCATTATCTCTTGAAGTTTCTCTTCAGGATTTGGTACTCCAAGTTTTACCAATGCGTCTTTTCTGCTCATGAGCATTGATTTAATTTTCTGTACCATAAGTTGCATATCAACCAATTCATCCTTCGGAAGTGGGTCAGGGAATGAGACATTAGAATGATACTTCTCATGAGGAGTGAGAGAATTAAATGCGTCTTGTTCAAAGGAAGGATGGTCAATATATTTTGCATATTTTAAAATTAACCTATTTATATCCTTTATCCCATTCCCGTAAGTTTTCCACTTCGTCCTAGTTACTTCCATTAGCGGTTGATTTTTTATATGAAGAGCAACACCGGAAGTATTAGATACATTCATTTCTTTACCAAATGCGTCTTCCGGCATTGAAGCTAGCTCAAACATTGATGTCTTTATTAAATTAATGTAGTTAAGTGCCGCTTTTAAGTCAGAATCCAGTGTTAGGTTATAAACCTTACCATCTTTTGGAATTCCTCCCCATACTTTGCGACTACCTTTTTCAAGATTTCTTGCTTTAGCCCCCTGTACAATAGTTATTGGAGCTGCGTGATAATTTATAATATCGGATATATCCGTTGATTTATAGTTTAGTTCCCGCTGTAGGGGGAGAATATCCTCAATATCGCTCAACCCTAAAGCTGAAGTAGCGTGTGGAAGGTTTTTAATCCTCACTACCGGTATTTCATTAAGAGGATTTTCAGTTTCTCTTACTTTTTCCTCTCCTATATACTCGGTAATAGTATCTCTGGTTATTACTTCCTTATAAAGCTTCTTGGATTTAACAACCTCACCATTTCCACGCTCTCTTTTAGTAATGATTGGATACATAATTTTGCACTTTACCATTCTATCTCTATCGTGTGCGTCCCATTCGGGATAAACACTATAAGAAGGCAGGACGTTTATTTTTATCCGGCCTTGTGGATATAGTTCTGCTAAATCTGGTTCTTCCTCTTCATCATACTCATCAACCGTTACTTTTACCCAAGCATTACCAGTTACACCACCGGATTGTCCTATATCTAATCCTTTTAATTCTTTATCGTTATCTTCCCAGACTTCGTTTAAAACAGGGAGTGTTACATCCCTAGCAGCGTCTTTTACGTCTATTTGAAAGCCTTTACCAAATAGAAATGCAACACCCTTATCTATAAAACTCTTACAATAATTAATGGTATTTCTATTTTCTTCAGTACTTCTTTTTCCACTTTTCCATTGGTTTCCTAAATAGAATTTCCAGTGAGTGGATTCTTTCCTCATACGGGTTAAGTCTTTCTGACTCAGTTCTTCCTGAAAGAAAGAAGGATAAATACCACTACTTATTGAATTTGTGAAAACTGTCCTATTACCCTGAGCCATACTTTACTCTCTCCTCATTCCTGACTTAAAATCATTTAAAACATTCTCATCAGTTACTTTTACTTGGTCACTTACATAATCCTTCATAAGTTCCTGTCTAGCTTGTTTCTTTCTTTTTGCTAGTTCCCGTTCAGCTTCCCTGCGGCTCATTCCTTTACTCTTAGTCATTTGCCGCTTTAGCTGTTGTACTGAAGGAATACTATTCTCGTGGAAGTTGTCCTGTTCTGCTCCTACTCCTTGTTCCCCCTCCCGGTTGTGACTTTGGGAAGTCATTGGTTGAGTAGGTTGAGCTTCTCCTAGATTCTTTTCCGGCTGAGAATTGAGCATTGTCACTGGCTGATACCCCCTCTTTTGCTTTGTTAGTGTGCGTTATGTCATCTGTGCCTACTGGCCTGCTTTCATTATTCATTTCTACTGTAGCTCCCTGCTTTAAAATGTCTCTATTGACACCAGCCCGCTGTCTACCTCGGTAATTCGGATAATTGCTTCCGGATAATATACCCATATTTTCACCTCCCGAATTTATTTATAAGGTCTAAAGAAAAGTAAAAAATCTGTAAGTATTACTATATAATTCCATCTACTATAAGACTACCATAAAACACGTGTTCCCGTCAACCCTGAGACCCCTATATCAGCCAAATTTGGAGTGTTCCCCTGTTATAACAGGTAAACCACATATTGGACACGTAACACCGTCATCTAAAATATCAGCACAATCCTCGCAGATATACTGTTTACAGCTCTCACAGAATATATCTCCGCTCTTCCAGACATCCTCCTTACAAAAATTACAGGTCTCTACTTCAAAGCTAAATGCAATCATCAAATCGCCCTGCCCTTCTAAAGTTTTCTAGTCTAAATACTCCTCTACTCTAGCTTTAGCAATTTCGTCTGTGCATTTCTCACATAAGTCATAGCTTTTCGTCTTTTTTGCATATATCATATTAATGTTAGTATCGCATATCTCGCACCGCAAAATATTTTGCACCCCCCTTTCTTTAATAGCTCCTGTCATAAAATGGGTTGGATGTAGTTTCAATTTCAGGCATTGCGTCCGAATGAGCTGCTTTGACCATTAGTGACATACTATCGCAATTATGGACTGTACTATTTAATACAGTATAGGAATTGTCATCTTCAACCTCGAGATTAAACACTTTACATCCTTCATTTTCTATTTTTTCAATTTTTACTGGCTCTAAAAGGACATAGTTACTCCCAAATTCTGCTCTTGGGTTATGGAATTTACTTTTTTCTTTAAGATTTTCTTTATTTACTAGTTTTTTAAATCTATTACTGAATTTGCTATGAGTAATTCTCATAGTATGAAGGTCAAAGTTATTGTTTATTTCTCTTCCTCTTATTTTACCTTCCGTTCCTTTTCTTTTATGGATATGATGACTTGTAATAATGTTAAACCTGAGTAACATATCTCTTAATTGTACAGCCATAGTTTCAGACACTGTTGAAAATCCTATCTCTTTCCCGTTACCTTTCTTACAGGTGTGGCCGTCTCCATTAAAGAAACCTCTTATAAATTCTTTTTGAAGTTCTTTAGGAGCAGTTATTACAAATTCTGGTATTTTTTTCTCAGAAGCAGTACCCGGGATTATATCTTTTATAAACTCTTTTATTACTTTTGATGAGGTATAAACATTAGTTGAGTTGTTTTTAGTTTCATTTATTGATACTCCCTTTTCTGGGATACCAAAAACATCAACAAGTAGTGACTGTATTTCTTTTATAACCTCTCTATCTTTATTATTTATTGTAAATTGAATATTGTGACTCCCACAGCTTCCTTCGCTAGCATAGTAACCTAAAAGTTTAAATAGTTTCTTATCGCATTTAACTATTTTATTATGCCATTTAGCCTTAGGATTTCTGTACTTAATTTTTTTACCCTCTTCTATAGTATCTGTAGTCCAGTGACTACTTTCACCTTTTGCTGACTCAAAGTATTTTTTCATACTTATATCAGTTACGCCTTTTTCTTCGTTGTTGAAAACATACTTTATTCTATCATCCATAGTTAAATTTTTAGCTTCTTTAAATCCATTTTCAGTTAGTACAGGATGGTTACCAGTCATTGTAGTACTACCGAAGTAATACGTACTTAGTTTAATTAGTTGTTCGTCAGTTTTTCTTTGGTATAGCTGTTTTACTTTTTTCCAGTTACCTTTATGAGTTCTTACTAAATCTCCTAGAGCAACATCTTCAATATTTTTTACTTCATTCTTAGTTATTATAGGAGTTTCTCCTATAAAACAATAATCATCCCGGGCTTTCTCATCATCTTTCGGTTTATGGGCTAATAGATACTGCCCTCTCCATTCTTTAACCAAGTCCTGCATTTGCACTTCCCACTTCTGTCTTGCTCTTAATCTCATAGTATGGGAATGTGAAGGTACAGTAATTCTTCCTGCCCGTATTTCTTTTCTTAAAAGCTTCCAGAGTTCTGATTTAGAAGGAACAGTATAGTCATAAGGTTCCACGTGTGCCTTCCCTTCATAATAATAGATTAATCTATCAGCTATCGGCGTACCAACACCGGTGGAGTCGACATATAGAGTTTCTATATTATAATTACTTAAAAAGTCTATCATTTCTTGGTGCTGGCTCTCGTAGTCATCCCCCTGTAGTTCCAGCCAGTTTAGTATTTCAATTGGAGGATTAACGTCCCCAGTCATTTCGTCTTCTTTTGCCTTATCCCAGCGTACTCTACCAACAGTAACAACAGTAGAGGCCAGTCTTTTACCTAAGTCAATCCCTGCAACACAAAAGTCATTACAGGTTAATTTATGCTTAAAGGTATTATCTGTCATATCTTCCATCATCTGCGGAGTAACAAACATACCACGTTCAAGCAACCATTCCAGCCTGTAGCTCATCCGGAATTCGTCAGAGTTCTCACCATACCTATTTTTCTCTTTCTCTACATACTCACGGTACATAGGATTATATTTTTGCCCTACTTTATAGTCATATTCATAATGTCTTTGAGAAGAATCACGTGAGTTAGCGTCCATCCGTCTATTTCTCTGGATAGTATCGTAGAACTCACAACGTCTATCAATTGCAGTACCTATCTTAACAATAGTCGCATTAGTACTAGCTCCTGTTGGGTGGATAGATTTAAGCAATTTCCTTCTGTCAATATCCTGTGCCTCTTCCACAACAATAACATCATAGGTTTTAGACTCAATTTTCGCCTGTTTCGCCGCAGATTGGAGCCGGATTTTAGACCCATTATCTAAAACAATGGGATTGCTCTCCTTCGTTATTTCAGTGTCAATCTCCGGGTCGCTTAATAAGTCAATTGCCTCATCTGAAGTTAATCTTTCTAAAATTCTACTGAATGTTGTATAACCCTGCTCTTTGGAAGGAGCAAATAATCCTATCCTTATTCCATTCTTAAAGTGTCCTAAAAATGGTTCAAATTGTTTCATCTGTGCCAGCTTTGGTACTATAACCGATAGTCCCCCTAAAGTGATACTTATAGTTTCCGT